TTTTTATTTGTTAAACATTAATTAATATATTAAAACCTTTTAAATATATTTTTATTTCTTGGTAGTTTTCTTGAAGTCCTACCTTTACTTTCTTCTTTAACTGCTGCAGCACTATTTCCTTTTTGTGACTGAGCTGTTTTAAGTTTTCTAACTGTTTTTTCAACAGCTTTAGTTTCTCCTTTTTCCATTATCTTAGCTTTATATCCTTTAGGATCTGCTAGTAACCATAATGCTTCTGCTATTATGGGATAATTTGGTTCTACAAATTGGTACTTCTCTAAAAGATGTCCCAATAAATTTGTATTCTTACCACTTATTGAAGGGTAAGCTGGATTAACAAGTCCATTATATAATAATGATTGAGTCTTTTTATCTATTTTAGTTTCTCCTACTTGTCCTCCTTTTAAAGTCTCATATACATTATTCATGTAATTTTCTGAAGCTTGTTGTTGTTGTTTCTTTTTCATTTCTTGCTCTTCCAATCTTTTAGCAACAACCTTCTCTTGCATCTTATCTAACTTTGGTTTAAATTTACTAGCTTGTGTTTCAAGCTTACCTAAATCTTTCCAAATTTCTATTTCTTCTGCAATTTCTTCTGCATTACCATAACCAGTTGCGCCTAAGTATTCTCTAATTATACGCTCTTGATCATCTTCTTTTTTTACATCCAGTTCTTTAACTTCTTCTGTTCTTGATAAAGCTCCAAATAAACCTTTTAAATCTTTACCTCCATCTGCAACATATCTTGCTGCTATCTGTAGTTCTTCTGGTAAACTATTAAAAAACTGTTTAGGAGTTTCGCGTCTAACTGTATTTGCTTGCTCCTCTAAATTAGCTGCTATTAATTCTTCCCAATCTTTAGCACTATATTCATCCAGTTCTTTTTCATCATCAAAAGGAATTATTTTTTCTTCTTTAATTAGTTTAGAAAATACATCACTAATTCCTTCTATTTTTTTTCTACCTCTTTTAGGAGATTCTTCTGTACTTGTTTCTTCTCCATCTCCTTCAACTAAACCTAAAACTTTATCAACATCTATTTCATCTTTAGAAGTTTCTTTAGGTTGTTGTTTTTTAGGCTCTTCTACTTTTTCATCAGTAGTTTCTTTTTCAGTTTCTTCTTTTACTTCTTCTTTTACTTCTTCCTTTTTATTTTCATTATATAGAAAACTTGTATCAACATCTGGTTTTCTACTGAATAAATTTGGTTTCTTTTCAGTTTCTTCTGGAAGAGTTATTGATTCCCCACCAGGAGCTGCATTAAATATATCATCAAGATTAACATCTACTTGTTCAACCTTAGTTTCAACTGTTTTGGTTTCTTTACTTTCAGCCATAATTATTTTGGTTTTTAATGGTTATATATATAATATACAAAAGTTTTGTCACTAAACCTTAAAAATTTTTTTCAAATTTAAAATTTATGTTAGTATATAGCTAACACTATTTTTTACTATCCTTTGTATTCTTTTTTGCTTTACTTTGCACATCATATTTGTTTTTATTTTCACGTGCAATTTGTAAATTTTTGTTAGCAATATCCCTTTGTGTTGCTAGTTTTTCCCTATCAACAGTAAGTTTTGCTTGATCTGTAGCATTTCTTTGAGCAGATTCTTCTCTTTTAAAGTTCATTTGCTCTCTATACTCATCTCTTTTACGCATATCTTGCATTGCATCTTTAAAATCACCTTGTTGATTTTGATCCATATCAACTTGACCACTAAAGCTTGCACCTCTTATTTCAGCAACCATAATATCCTTCTGTCTTTCTTTTTCATTTTCTTGTGATTGGAAATCACGTTCAGCTTGTTTTTCTTGAGCTTGTGCTTGAAGTTGTTGTTGTTGCATGTCTTGCTGTTGCTTCTGTTGTTGCTGCTGTTGCTGTTGTTGTTTAGCTTCAGCTTCTTTAAGTATATCACTTACTTCAGCAATAGATTCAGCTTTAACAATATTTCCAAGATCATATATAGTAGCACCTGTAGTATTGTTAGTCATTGCCATTTGTTTAAGTTGATCTAATATAGCTCTGTGATTTGTTTTAGTTGTACAGAAAACATTAAAGTCTCTTAATAATAGATCAGTACCATTCATTTGAAAATTGACTTTTTCTGCTTCACTAGATATATAGTTTAATCTAATATTAGGATTAGTACTATGATAGTATTGTGAAAGATCAGTTCTCATTTGATGCACTCTTGGCATAAGATGATCTGAATGTTGAATAAAATACATTTCAGTTTGAGAAAAAGATTGTTGCATTGCTTGTGTAACACCAGTTGCTGTTTGTTGTGCCACAGGAGCTCCCATTCTTTGTTGATTAATACCAATAGCTTCAAATGCTTGTTGTTTAAAATGATTAGCTAATTGTATTCTAGACATTATTCTATTTGTTTGTTCTAAGTTTAATGTTTGATAATGATTAAAATTTGTAGCATTTTCTGTATTAGTAATAGAAGTATCTAATGGTAACATACCAAAATCCTTCATTGCTACATATGCTTTTGCCATATTATTCTTACCCCAGTCTTCTCCCATTGAATGACGTGGTAATGCATTTTGATCAAACATGATAACAGTACCAAGTTCATCTACAAGTATATCAGCTATTTGATTATTTACCATATTATAACCAACTTGATATGCTTTCATAAGATCTACTAATGAAGTTGATTTAGTATTTCTATCTGAAAATACTCTTCCTTCTACTGGTAACTTGCAACCATATAAAGAATTTTCTCCTTTAAATTGAAATTGTATTCTTCCTGGTTTAGTTTCATTAATACCAATATATATTGGATTTAATTCAGTTGATGATTGTCTCCATGTAGCTGGCATATTAGGTCCAATTTTAACTCCTCCCCATACTTCATTAATCCATATCCAATCTACATGTTCTCCAAAAGCAAGATTATCTTTTGTTTTATCTTTAAATAATTGTGTGTTATAGATTGGTTTATCTGTAAGCTCAAAAGTTTCATCAACAACCTTTTGTACAACATCACCATTTTCTAAAACTCTTGTTAAATGTCCAACTTTTCTTTGAGTCTTCCAATAAATTGTAGATACTCTAAGCATATTTCGTTCTCCCCATTGATACATATCCTCACCATTGCTTAGTATAAACTTTACAATATCATCACCAGCACCAGAATTATTTTGCCAATTACTAACAAATTGTCTGTAACCTAATGAAGGCATATTAGTATTCCATTTATGAGATTTAGTTGGATCATAAAATGTACCATCATTTTGATACCCCATTGTAGCATATTTAACATCTTTTGCAGGATATATTTTCTGAAGAGATCTTAATTGTTTTTCTGTCATAAGATATCCATAGGCATCTACAACATCTGAAACAGTCATCATTTCACATTTACCTACATAATTAGAATCTGATATATATCTTGAATTAGGAGACTTTTGATAGAATGTTAATACAGGATTCCATAATTCTACTTCATAATCATCTTCCATCATTCTGAAATGCCAAAATTCTCTGTCACAAATAAGCATATCTTTAAAACCTCTTTCTTCTAATTCTTGCATTTTAAATCTTTCTTCATCAACAATCATTTGATGTGTTGCCCATTCTTCAACTAAACTTCTATAATCTTTAGTAAAAAAGTCTTCTATTTCAGGTAATGTTTTTAATTGTTGAGGATCTAATTTTTGTTGAGCTTCTTCTGAATTAGGATCCATACCCATTTTAATCATTTCTAATAACATCTTTCCTTTTGCATCAGCTAATAGATTTTCTTCAATCATTTTTCTTTTATGCTCAAGCATTTCATTGTAAGAAAGATCATCAACAGCTCTGAATTGAACTCTAGAAAATCTTTTGGAAAATTCTCCTGTAAGAACATTTACAACATTTGGTATAATAGGATAAAATTTAAGTTCTAATGCAGATTCATCTGACTTAGTTAAAACCTCCATAAGATCTTTATAGTCATTATCTTCTTCAACTATATAATCAGTTTTATCAATAATACCTTTTGCAAGCTTATAGTTTTTGAGAATTTTTCTTGCATTATGTTTAAGGTATTCCATTCCTTGTAACTCTAACCAATCCAAATTCCAAGCAGCCCAATCATCATCTTTTTTCTTAGCTGATAAAAATTGTATAGGTTGTGTAAGACTTGATGAAGCTGGATAGTCACCACTATCAACCTTTGCACCTTTCTTCATTTGTAAAGCATTAAGTACTCTCATATCATTATTTCTTTATAGTATAGGTGATAACAGCATTTTCAAATGTGCTATTAGTTTTCCAAGATGGAATATTTGCGGTTGATGTAGTTGTCCAGTAATTATTCATTTATTTAATATTTTTAAATGCAGACTTCTTAAATTTAGTAGATCCAAGTCTTTTTTTTCTAGCTAAATTTTTAAAAGGCCTCATAGATAATTTATACAAATTTTGTGATTTTTCCAAGTTATCTCTTGACATATCTTCTTCTTTATGCTTAATATAGCCTCTATTAGACTGTTGTATCCTAGCAAATGCAATTAATGCAGAAAATGCTACAAGTCTATCCACGTTTAATCCAGGGAAGTATTGCATCATTTCTGTTAATAACATTTTGTCTGGAATTCTTTCAACTCCTAAATTTGTTTTTAATACATTTCCATGCTCATCTGTATCTTGATTTATCTCTTCTCTAACAAACTCAATAGCATAAGATATTAGATGACTTTTAAATAGTGTACCAGTATTTTTCCAACCATATTCTTGAAAAACATTTTGATTAGATCCTAAGTCTTTTAAAAATACTATCTGTTGTTTTGGTACTAAATATTTTTGTTTCTTTTTAGATATCATGTATTGGATAAAAAGAGATATATTATTCTCAACTAATGTCCAAGCATTATACCATTCAATAATTAATTCTAATTGTTCATGTGTTTTGTTTATATCATCATATCTACCACACCAAGATGCTACAATTTTATCACCTTCTATAAATGCTTCAGGTTGATCTTTACTTTGTCTAGTTACTTCAATAGGATTTTTATAAACAAATATACTACATAAAGAATCTGATGTAGTTGTTTTACCTTCTGATACAGGGTCAATAGAAGCATAGTACATACCAAATGAAGGATTTTTAACAGGCTTCTCCCAAACTACTAATACTCCAGATTTATCTTCTAATTTTTTATTAACAGGGAAATTAAAAATAGGTAGCTTATTAGACTTACTAGCTTTAATACTATTAGATGTTCTTTCTAATTTTACAAATTCATATGCATATTCTTTTTCTTCAATTCTTTTAAGTTGTCTTGATATTATAGCTTGTGGAAATATTGCTTCTTTTCTATATGCAAAAGCTTCTGCAATATCTATTGGTTTTTGTGATATTCTTAATTGATATTGTTCTGGGTTTAAATCTTTTTTCCATTGTGCTCTTTCTTCTTTTATAGCATTGAGAGCTTGCTCAACTAATGAATTTCCGTACTTATCTATATGAGGAGGCATAGACCATTGTTCAGGAATAAATAAACCTGCTTTACCTATAGTTCCTTTTTCATCCATTAAGTTTGTTTCTACTGCATATATATCATTTCCTTCTGGATTTAATATCATTTGTTTTAATGGATTACATTGATCAAGATCACCAACAGAACCAGCTGCAATAAACATACCAGTAGTTATCATACCTGATGTCATTGCAGGTCTAATATACTCAAATGTTTGATCCATTTTAGGAGCAATACCAGCCTCTTCATGAAAGAAATAAGTACAAGGTCCACCAACACCAGTTGTTGGATTTTTTTCAAAAGAAGCACCTTGAATTTTTGACATTAAACCTTTATGTGTTTTTCTATTGTTAACTCTAACTTCAATTTTTTGTTCCCATAATAATACTTTAGCTGGATTAGTAGGTCTATACCAAGCAGTATGTTCATTGAGAAATGTTTTATATTCTTCTAAAAATTTCCAAGATCCTTTATCATTTATGTAATCTTTAAGTGATGCACCTATTTTACATATAGATCCTTCTTCAAACCAAAATTGATTTAATACTTTAGCCATATGAAAATAAGAAGAAGCTATCTGACGTTTTTTAAGAATAGCTACATGTCTATAATGTAATTCTGCAAGTAATTCATATAAAGCCATATGATACTGTGCATCCCTTACTTTAGCAAATCCGTACTTTTTTTCTTCTTTATCAAAGATTGGTAAGAAATTTAACCACATATAATAATCTCTTGTAAGATAAAATATATTTTTCTCACCATAATATAAAACACCTTCTTGACATTTTTCTTTTTCAGAATTCCAATACTTTATATAATCTTTAGATCTAAAAGGTTTATTACAATAATAACCTTGAGTATTAAATATTCTAGCTTGTTCATTAAAAAGAAGGGCAGTTTCATCAAACTGATACTGCCCTGGCTCTTTAAAAAGTGTTAAAATAAAATTTACAAAGTCTTCTTTTTCTTTAAATTCTTTGTAGTCCCATTCACCATTTTTATATGTAGGAACTTTTTTATACATCTTCTAATTTACAAACTATTGCATCCTGAGTTAATAAAATATGACGTTCTCCATTGTGAATAAATTCTTTATCATCAACTGACATATTAATAATCCATTGTACAAAATCTCCAATTTGAAGATCATCAAATACTTCTGGACCTCTTGCAACAATAGTACCTTGAGGTTTTTGTTGAACTTGAGAATCAGGAAGAATAATTCCTGAATTAGTTTGTTCTACCTTTTCAACTGGTTTTACTAATATTCTTTTACCAATAGGTATTACTTTATAGTTTTTAACATTTTCTTTTATCATAGTTTTAAAATTTATAATTGATCATAAGCTAATCCCTGCCCACCGCGGACAGAGCTTTGTTGTTCATTTTTCATGTCAGTATATGCTCCTTTAAAAGATTGTCTAATTTGATCAAACTTAGCAGCAGTGTTAACTAATGCAGTTAAATTACCATCTCTACCGTGATCAATAGATGTAGTCTCCATATACCTAGCTAATCTATCTAACATACTTTTTATTCCTTTATATGCTCTATATGTAGGAGTTTCATATAACTCTTTACAAGTATCTATAGCATGTCTTATTGCACCATCTTCACTTGATTCTTCAAATTGTATTTCTTCTATAATCATATCTTCTTTTTCATGTTCAGGTAAATTAAAAAAAGGATTTAAATCAGGATCAGGACATGTCATATAAAATACATATTGATATACAGATAAATAAGTATCTGGATATTTTTCCATAATTGTTTTTAAAGATTTTAATGTATAGCAATGTTCACTAGGTACAACTTTGTTATTTTGTATATCAAATAATTTTATTAACATATTGGATTATCTTTTAACCACATTATTAAACTTTGTATTTCTTGTTTTAAATATGGTAATTCATAAATAATAATTTCTTTTACAACAGGTTCCCCATTAATATATTTACTTATTGGATATCCATATTCATCTTTTCCTTCTTCTTCAAATATTACATGTTGTATTTTTAAATCTCCAATTTTAAGTTTTGGATTATGCTTTTTAATAATATAAGCATATAAACTTAATTGAAGATTATAATGTTTTAAATTGCAATCATCTAAATGATTTACAGGTTTATACATTTTAGATGTTATTCCTTCCCAATTAGTAAAACCTTTTTTCTTTATTTCTTTGTTAGTCTTATAATCAAGTATATTTATTTTACCATTTACTATACTAACAAGATCAGCTTGTCCACATAATCCTGCAGATTTTAAATAGACAAAATGTTCTGGATATACACCATTTTTTAATTTTTGTTCTGGTGCAATTTTAATTCCATTTTGATCAGTAATAGGTTCAATAATTGGAACTTCAACACCATCTCTTTCTATTGTAGAAAATTCTAATAATCTTTTTTCTCTTTCATTATGATACCAATTACCAAGTTCAATAGCTCTTTCTGATTCTTTATTCCAAATATCTAAAATTTTTTTTGGAGGAATCTTATACCACTTTGATCTTTTATTTTTAGATGATTTTTTAGATTGTGCTTCTGCATTAAATTTAGGTTTAAACATACCTACAAATGATGTAACACTAGTCCATTTAATCTGATCTTTTTTAAGATCTTCATTAAGACTCTCATATATATGACCATCTTCTTTAAATATTACTGCCATTTTCTTTTTGTTTTATTTGTTGTTTAATAAGTTTTTCAGATTTAGCATCAACAACAGCAGGCCATTTTCCTTTTGGACAACTTGATGACAAGGCTCTAAGTTTTAACCCTAAACTACAACCACAATCTCCACAACATGGTTGAGTTCCATTAACAGCACATTTATCTCCTTTACTATCTAATTCAGGACATGTAACACAATATGACCATCTTAAATCTGCAATTTGCTCTACATCTTCTTTTTTAAAGACTTTATTTTTAACTCCTTCTACTATTTGTTTTATATTACCAAAAGCTCCAATAATTTTATTTATTCTCATTTTTGAACTTTTTTTTATTTTTTATATTTTCATTTAGTTTACCCAAAGCTAATTCCATTTGTTCAATCTTACTTTTAACTGGAACATATTTCTCATAACCTTTATAAGTCATTTTTTCAAGATTACCTAATATATCTTTTTGTCTTTTAATAGATTTTTCTAATTTATTTTTTCTTAAACTAAAGGTACCTAAACCTGCAACATTAATATTAGGATCTGATAATTCAGATAAATTTTTTCTTACCTTACCATAATAAAAAGTAACAAAATCATCTACAACATCTTTATGTACTTTTACTTCTTCAGCCACTGATTTAAAAAAATATTTATGACTCTTTGGTTTCAATACCTAAAATTTTATAATCTAATAATATAGTACCTTCAGTTTGTACATTTAAATCTTGATTAAGATATATTGTTTTTTTATTAGATCCATTTTTTACAATTAATTTTTTCTTTTCAGATTTTGTTATAGCATTTCTAGCAGATTGCTTACTTTTAAATATTCCTTTAGAAGATATTAATTTACAAAAAGCTGTTAATTCTTTTCTTCCTTCTTTAGCTAATTCAGCTAAACATTCAAGATCAGAATTACTAATCTGTATATCATTCAAAAAGCAGTGAGTAAGGATTTGATATTTAATTATATCATCCCTACTCATTCTTACTTTTTTGTCTACTTTATTAACTATAGCCATGTTTTTAATATCTTATTGCTTTCTAATAAAGTATAGGTAAATCTATTACCCCAAGTATCTCTAGCTTTTCTACAGATTTTCATAAATAGCTTCCAATCATCATTAGCTGCTATTACTTGACATCCTGCAGACCACTTATCTACTTGACTAGATTTTTTATTAGCCCACTTAGTAGCTCTATGAATATTTATTCCAAAATTCCCTTCTTGTACAGATTCTTCTAAAAGATTATACCATGGATCACGGTTGTCATCTCTATAAACTTGCACAGGTCTATCTTGACCTAAAGCTTCATATCTACCTTGATGTTTTCTAATAATATGAGAACCTCTATATTGACCAGGTTTTAATATTGCAACACCATCCTCTCTCATTATATTCTCCACCCAATGAGTTCCAGGATCAGTAGTACAATCAAAACAATGAAAATTCCAAACACCTCCCTCACCTGTTTTTGGATGAGTTCCTGTTTTATATGATAAAGTAATTTTATCATCAAAACGGTTTGTAACCTCATTATCTGTACTAGAATTTCTAATACCTACAATATTAAGATTATAATCTCCCTTTTCAAACCAGACATATTCAGTGCCTCTTTTAATGGTTTGTTCAATCTGTTCTCTAGTAACGTTTATTTGACTACTCACTTTTAACAGCTTTTTTAAGAGATCTTTTGACTTCTGGTGCAGGTTGTGGAGTTGTCATTTTTGCATTGTCAAATTGAGTTTTAATTTCTGGCTCAGGTGGCGTAGCTGCCATCTTAGTCATAAACATTTGTGCCTGCATTCTTTCTGCACGACATTTTTCAATATCTCTTAATAAATTTTCATATTCTAATTGTTTTTCTAGATGAGGAATATGATCACTATAATAGTTTGTAATCTCATCTCTTTTTGCAGCTAACTCTTCTTGTGAAAGTTCAACTTTGTCTTTTGGATTTTCTTTATTATCCGCCATGATTTTATATTTTTAATATTAATAATAGCAAATATATATAAAAAGTTTAAATAAAAAAAGTTTAAAGTAAAAATATTTTATTCAATGTGACTATGCTCATCTAACACCTCTGTTTGTGTAATCCAACTTACTTGATAATTAATATTATCTAATGCTATCATAAGATCATATTTATCAGGATAATCAAAAGGTTTATCAAATAGTTCTACAGTATATCCTTTTCTTATATAAAAATTTCTTACAACATCAATAGAATTTGTACCATCATGTATTCTAACATGTATATAAACATTAGTTGAATCTGTATTAGTTATTTTACAAGAATGAACTCTATATGTTCTGTTATTAGATTGTTTAATATGACCTAATAATGTATTATCTGTAGTACCTGTATGATTTGCTTTTATATTATATATCATATCTTATTTTATTATTGTATTGTTATTGTTGCTCTACGTGTTACAGGACTTTTCCCAGTATTATCTGTTATCGCTAAGTCTATTGTGCTACTTTTTAAACCTACTTTTAAATTATCAAACCTAGCTGTTATACCAGTAGCTGTACTAACAGTTAAATTTTGCTGAACAACTTTCATATCATTAGTAAGACCTGTTATACTACTAGTATTACTAGTAACAGCTTTTTCATTAGCTGTTATAGCAGCAGCCTGTGTTCCAGTTATAGTTGTTGTATTACCAGCTAAAGCTGTTTTATTTGTTGTCCCTAACACCATACTATCTTTTGCAGTATTAGCTGTTATAGCATTTGCTTGTGCTGTTGTTATTCCAGTTTTAGCATTATTAGCTGCCATATCAGTTATATGAGTATTAATAAGATCAGTTAACTCATCTATCTTAGTTACTAATCCTGCTAAAAACTTATCACGTTCAGTTTGATGAGCAGTATCTTTATTTATAGCAATATCATATCCTGAATCTGCTACATCTGTAAATTTTGTTATTGCCATAATTATCTAATTTGTATAAACTCCATTAATATTAATATTAAAAAATAAATCTTGATTACCACTATTACTATCTTTCTTTAACCAAATAAATAACATGTCATCTTCTGCAAATGTATTACTTGAAGTAAAATCTTCTGTATGACTCCATGTTTGATTTACTGCAGGAGGTGTTATTGCTGAAGTATTAAACATATGAGTAAGACTAACACTAGCTGAACCATTTGACATTGCTCCTTTCATTAAATAGAATTTAAAAGGATCTGTTGCTCCTGTATCTGCAGCAGTTCCTTGTATTTTTATATTTGTTATTTTTCCAGCTCTTGGTGCTATCATAAAATTACTAAATGAATCAGTATATGATATACTAGTAGGACTACTATCTCCATTACTCCAATTCTCATACCAATTTCTATAAAATGTATAGTAAAAAGTTGTACTTGTGTTGTTTTGTCTATAACCAGGAACTATTTGATGCCAATACTGTCCACCAGTTTCATCATCAGTTAAAGCTAAAATTCCATTAGCATTTGGTAGCTCAACTGTTTTATCTGATGATAATGCAGCATTATCATATGCTTTTAGAGTAATATGGTTAGTAGCATATGCTGTATCTTCATAAAAATCTACTGAACCAGTAGCATCTCTTCCTCCAGAACTACCACCATATAAAGATAATTTACCTGCACTAGAAGCAGTATGAAACTTAGCAAAATGATTAGTATTATCTTTAATATCTACATTACCACCATCAGCATTTAATTCTATTTCTCCTGCTGAATCTAATAGTATATCATTAGATGCATCAGTTGAAGCAATAGCTACTTTACCATCTGCTACAATAGTAAGATCTGCATTATGTGAAGCATTATCAACGGTTGTTAAAACAGTTTCACCATTTCCTTTAACTTCTGTAGTAAAGTAATTTCTTATATCATTTACATCATATAATTTTGTAAATGACGAGCTAGCAGCACCAGCTTGAGCATAAATTTGAAATAATGCTTCTGGTCTTGATGTACCTGATCCTCCCGTTATATTTGCAGCAGGTGCTCCCATAAAAGTATACATTCCACCAGGAATACTTCCTGTACCTATACCAGAGTCAAATATTTGTTGACCTGCTGCTATATCAGTTCCTGCTCCTGAATTAGAACACGCAATAGTAAAACGATCACCAGCTTGTCCTGCAAGACTTCCAGGAGTAGTTATACCTACACTAGTATTAGTAGGTAATCCTATACTTAAGACATTACTATTATATGTTAATGTAGATTCAATATCAATTGTATTAGCACCCCCATATGTTGCTACACCATTAGCTGTTGTACCATTTATTGTAGTACCTGTAGTAGCATCTGCCCATGTAGCATTACCACTTCCATCCTTAGTTAATCTTTGACCAGCACTAGCACCACTAACTGCAGTTAAGGCATCAATAGCACCTTGTTGTGTAGTTTGTCCTGTTCCTCCATCTCCTATAGCTAAAGTACCTTGAATATTGCTAGCTCCAAGATTCATTGATAATTCTGTAGAATCTATAATTATTCCGCTATTTGCTTTAACATCAGTGCTAAATTCAGTACCAGAAAGATCTAAACCATCTCCTGCTGTATATGTAGTATTTATTTGTGTATTCCAGGTTGCATTTCCACTACCGTCTTTTGTTAAAGCTTGACCAGAACTTGCACTACTTACTTGTGTTAAAGCATCTATTGCTGCTTGTGCAGTGCTTTGACCAGTACCACCATTAGCAATAGCTAGATCAGTTCCTGACCAATCATCATTATTAATTGCAAGAGTTCCACCAAGAGTTAGATTACCTGATGAAGTTACAGTACCTGTTAATGTTAATCCATTTTCTGTTCCTGTACCACCTACAGAAGTTACAGTACCTGCATACTGATCAGTTGAATTAATAGTAACTGTTGTGCCTGATACTGCTGTTGTAACGTTTGTACCACCTGTAAATGTAAGTGTACCTGAAGTTGTAATTGCTGTTCCTGATCCTGAGTCTGCTGCAGGAGTAATAGATGTAACAGTACCACTACTAGAACTAACCGTAGTCCAAGTAAGTAAACCATTACCATCAGTAGTTAGTACTTGTCCTGTAGTACCATCATCATTAGGTAAAGTTAATTCATAAGAATATTGATTATCTGGAGGTGAAAGAAGAACTCCTCCAATAAGTAAATCACTAAATACAGGGTGTTTTCCTATCCATTTCATTTTTTGGCAAATTTCTCAACGCCACTAATACCAAAGCAGCCGAGAACAACCCAAACAAATGAATCATAAACAAATTCATTAATTACAAGATCATAACCGTACCAACCAGTGGCAAGATCAGCAATCATTATTATACACATGATTATAAAAGCTACAAAACCAACTATAGCTTTTTCATTCCAATCATTATTATCTTTAAATATTTTCATTATAATACATTATTAGGTCCTATTTGCATTCCGTAAGGACATCCACATCCTTGTACTGCACCACCTTCCTTTTTTTTATATCTACTAACTCTACCTTTAGTTTTCTTTTCTTTTTTAGCAGCAGCTTTTTCAGAAGGGCTTAATTCACTCCATGTAGAAGGTGTTTTACTACTAACTTTTTTTGTAGGTCTAAAAGTAGTATCTCCACCACTATAGTCTTTATCACCAGATGGTGTTCTCCAATCTTCTTTAAACCATCGTTTAAGAGCTAATCCTTTTTTTGTTTTACGTACAGCCATTTACTTTTTAATTATTTTAATAACACCTATAGCTGCAATAACTGTTGCTGCTATACACATTGGACACGGTATACACATATTATTTTTTCTTTTTATTACCCCAGTTAGCAGCACCAACTTTACGGCATTTAGCTAATGCACCACTAGCATAAGCAGAAGGCCAAACACTGTATCTGGATTTTACTTTACTATAACATGCATCTTTTGATCCACCTTTTTTTCTATCTTCTAATACTTTTTTTAAAACACTCATATTAACAGTTCCATTTTTTTAGAGATAAGCTTAGTCTGTCTTTCCCTGTATTATTACTAGGTTTTTGTCTTTTTCTCATACCACGCATTCTAGCACAGAATGATTTTTTTCTTTTTTTCTTTTTGCCTGTAGGATTACTTTCAGTTACAGGAGGTTTTAAATTATCTCCTTGTTTTTTTGCAGATGCCCTGCCTTTAGCATTTAATCCACCAGAAGGACTTTGACCTTCTTTACGTTGCCATGCAGGAGTAGATCCTCCTTTTTTATACATACCTGGAACACGAGTACCTTTATTATTATAAACTGGATTCATCATTTCTTTTTCTTTTTAGGTTTATCATGTCCCCAACCTTTAGCACTTAAGTCTAAATGGTCTTGACAAGATTTTGTCATTTTACCTTTACCAGTTTTAGGGTTATACATCATATGATCTTTATAACCTTCACAATTTACTTTATTTGCTTTCTTTGCCATAATTTATTTATTTAACGTTTACCACCGTTATATTCAACGGCATGACCTTCTTTTACGAGACAATCATTTACGCAAACTTGCGTTAATGTATCTTTGCCTGCAAGTTTATTTATATGTAATCTACCAAGAACTCTACCATATTTACCAAGTTCTTGTGATTCCAACTCAAAACAATTAGCAGCTCCATCCATTATTTCAATTAATCTTTCTTTTGCAGCTAGCCCTAATTTCTTTTCAACCTTATTTCTAGTTCTAGATTCTGGTGCATTAATACCAGCTAATCTTATTCTTTTTTTAATCTTAACACCAAAGCCAAGATCTATATCTGCGTCAATAGTATCACCGTCTACTACTTTGATGCATGTTGCGTTATAATTATACATAATCATCTAATATTTTTTTTAACTCAGCACATTTCTCATATTCTTCTTCATCTTCAAAATACTGAATTAGATCCACTAAAACCTCATCATCCCATCCATCACTTGGATCATAAATTAATATTGCTTGCATTTTATGACCAAATACACTTGTTACATCTAACAAATCATCAAAGGTCATTTTTTTAGTTACGATCTTATAAGAATTTTCAAAAGCTTTTTGGACCATTATTTGTTCCATTTCATACTTTTCTGCTTCTGTTAAATTATTAAGACCATCTTCATTTTCTTTTTCACTCATGTATTTAAAATTTTTGCTAATATATAAAAAATAAATGAAGAAAGGGACTTGTCAGTGTGTGATAACAAGATTGGGCCCAACCAACAGAGGTCCCTGTAATCTTCAACAACTATTACGTTGGAGTGTTGCCAGCAGCATCAATAGTCCATGCAACGCCTGTAATATCAGCGTCTAAGTATGCACTATTAACATCATCAGCAACTACAATCCATCCTCTATCAAATCTAGAATTTGGATCACCAACAGTAACTGGAGTATTTGCAGCCAAAGCTATTTGCTGCATTACTCTTTTTCCTTTTCCAGTTGCAACACTCAAAACAACTTTAAGTTGTCTTCGGAACTTCCATTGTGGATCACTAGTTCTATCCGTATCTTGATCTATTTCTGCATGGTACCAAGGAGACATGTTAAACCATAAGTGTAACTCTGTTGCCCCATCTTTTGCCATATACATAAGATCAGATGCTTTAAGTGCTAGATCAGTGTTTGCACCATCTAAGAAAAAAAAGTAATTTTCTGAATTACTATTATTTACTGTAGCCATAATTAAAAAATTTTTAAAAATTACATAAGAGGACATAAGGGACTTTCCCAAACGCTACCCTCTGAACATTATTTAGTTAGTTTTATATAAATACGACCATCATGAATATATACGACATTATCAGGAATAGATTCATACGAATCATAGTTCCTACCCAACATATCATAATATATACCCTCAAGAGTAGTTATTTTATTTTCTTCTAAACCTATTTGTTGCTGACATGGTGTTAATGAAAACCCTGGTTCATCTACAGAACCAGCGCAACATTGCCAATAACTAGGATAAATACTAACAGAAGCATCATTACATAAAGCATTAGGTACAGGAGTGTAACAATCATAAAGGAGTTCACCTCTCCATTCAATATATGTCCACACATATGATGTGGCACAATCTTGGGCCTGCACAAACCCTGCTATAAAAAAAGCAAATGCATATAATAGATTCTTCATATATATAATATACTCAAATTTTTTTTCCCAAAAAAGTTTTATTGCGTGTTTTGCATTCTTAGTGGGTCCTACTGTTCTGCTCCCCCGCTTTAAATTGGCAGGTTGCTACCCCCTGTTTAATTGGGTGGCAAAAACAAATACAAGGTATGGATGTTTATTTCCACAAGATTCCCGAAGATAGTAACACTATCATCGTGAAGTCTGCACCCATTGCTAGGTCTCAAATGACCTTCAATGGTAAGCCTGGATTTACCAGAACACAAGGTTCTGCTAAGTTTGGCTTACTTGTCATATGTGACGAGGATGGCAACACTGTTGACCCTCGTCAGTATGGGTTTGAATTCAATCAACCTATTCCAGGAGTCAGACTATCTGACTCTCCTGTCTTGGATCAAGAATCCAAGGAGGAGACTGGGTTGTATTGGGCAGAGCCCTATGACAATAGTGCAGAGGAAGATTAGCAGAGCTAAGTCTTCCCTCGCACCCTGTTGCTTGGTGTGTTCCTCAAGAGTAACAAAGCCCAACCATGGAGGTGATAGCCCATGGGTAAGCTCTAAGTATCTTCCGTCAAGGGTATACTTACTGGTTAAAGTCCAGACAAATTCATTAGACTATCCACAATATACTCACTTAAACAGAGTTTTATTCTCAACTTAGACACAATCCCTGTGATAATGGTTGAATTGTCCACTAACTGGTAATAAAATTCTGTTTGGTGTTGTGTGTTGCACTGAATGTAGGTGGTCATAATTCCCACATTATACCACCTTGCAAGAAATAATATAATGGTTAACTCCATAATATATAATATAGCTATAACTAGAGCATAAACATTCAATTGGGTGTGAACATGGAGGTTACTCGTATATTAACACATGGTACTAGTGTTAACATGTTCTAACTCTAGTTGTAGTCTATATAATACTTATGTTCTCTCTCTATAGGATAAGAGACATAGTAACCGCAACATTTAAACCAACTAACTATTGATACAGGATAGCAAATGTCTGTATTGATAATACCTGTAAAATTAGTTACAACTATAATATGCCTTCGGGAGTGTGGAGTTAGTTGGTGTGATAAGTCTCAAAGTACCAGGGACTATAAACTGTTAGGTCTGGGTTTGGAAGGTCTAGTGAACCTTGGTGAAACACCTTAAACTTCCTAATTATAATAGTACAAGGGATACAACGGCTAGCTACCAACGTATCCTGAGTGTCGCACAATAAACCTTCTCAAAGGGGTTAGTGCATCTGATTGGCCTGTGATGGGTGGTCGTACAGTTAAATAATTGTATGATCGTATGTAGTGTATCAATTGGAGTATGATGAATAAAGTAATTTAATTATTAACTTACTTTGAAATCATTAATGTTATAGGGCCATCTTCAAGTCCTGACAACTTATGAAGTTCTTAACAGAACTATACAATGTTATAACCTTGGTATCTAATCAATATTGAGAACATAATGAGTATAAAGGTTAATCGCCTGCATAGGGTTAATGAATACAAAGGGGGAACCCAAGAGTCATCATTGTGAGAGTAGTTTGCTCATCACTCATTGTACTATTTATTATAACAGAGTAAACTGTTTAAATTAAACTGTGCCATAATTAGATAAGCTAAAACGGTTTTATGGGCAGATATAAAGTGGATAAATTCACCTAGGAACCACACACGGTAATAGTGAACTAGGAAAACTAACAGAGTAAACTGTAGTAAATCATTTAATTAATGTTCACTTAAATATATAATTATGAAAAACTTTTTGCAAAGACTTATTTTACCAGTGAAGTTGGCTATACTATTTATAATGCCGCCACTATTCACTGTTGTCACATGTGTTGTTACATCAGCTACACTTTCAGTATTATGTGCTGAAGGTACAGTATCTGAATACACATTGTGGAATGTTTATGAGATATTGGTTTATATCTTATATACTATGGGGTTTGTTAAACTCTTATTTAAACCTTTTAATTAAGGTTGAGGAACACTAAGTAAACCATAAGAGGGCAGTAATGTCCTCTTATACTTTCTAACGCTAACATATTGCGTGCAAAATATGTACTTACTTTAAAACAATAATAAATGAAAAAATTTACATACTCCAATCCAAAGTTAGCTTTGGAAATATTATCTGATCTTAATGATAGAATAATTACATCAGAAAAAGAAAGATTTAATCTAGTAAAGAAAAAAAAGAAAAAAAAGTGACACGTATGTCTAACTAACAATACCATAACAATAGGATAAAGAGTAGGTAATAGCTACATGGGGGTATAATATACCTACTCATCCTTATTGTTTACATTTGAATAGGTTGAGAAGCCTATTCTGTTTAAGTGAGTAGTGATAGAGGGAATTAATGAAAGAATAGTTACGGGATTTAATTCCCTTTGTCCATTCTTTTACTGAATAAAAATAAAAATAAAAATAATAATCAAATGAATATAGAAAAAATAACATATAAACTAGTAAAAGATACACTTGAAAACGGAACAATCAGTCCATTTATAGTTAAAATGCTAATATCATATTTAACTGATGAGCAAAGAGGTGCAGTATTAGATGAAATAGTAAATGAAAGACAAAGTTTATTATTTAAAAAAGGAGATGAAGTATGGATTGATCCTAAAGATAATAAATATGATCTAAAAGACTGTTATGAAGATGACATGATGAAAGATGCTATAATGATGGATGAACATGGTTTTATTAAAGGTGTAATCATAGATGATACAAATTATCAAGATGGTTGTAGTCCTTATGCAACTGAATATAAAATTAAAATTCAGTTTGCTACAATAAGAACTGGAGCTACACTTGATATGGATACAAATATGGCAAATAAAGAAATAAGAGTAAAGAGATCTAATATTATGGGATTATGGAGACCTTTGGAATAGTAAATAAAGATGTAGTTACTGATCCAGAGTTATCTATACAAGCAAAAGGTGTATATGCTGTTATATGCACTTATTGTAATAAAAGTAGAACTTGTTTTCCTTCAGTAAATACTTTAGCTGATCTATGTGATGTGCATCCACGCACAATTAGTAGAAAAATTAAAGAATTAAAGGAAAAAGGATATATAAAAAGGATTGGTAGAAGATTTATTGTAGCATGATAGCTATACTACTCTTCTATTTGTTCACTAGTCAGGTTTTTTGACTATGTAAACTAAATAAAATAGTATACATTTGTGCTATGATTTACCAATTGCCTAACGGACGTATTATAGAGTTAAGCTTAGAACAATATCTAGACATGGATGATATTGAGATAAGAGAATTAAACGGTCTTGGTAAAGAATATACATCTGAAATAACTAATCCTTTTCATAAATCTGTTTTAAAGAGTAATCAAAAAGAAAAAGCAGATGAACCAGAAGTCTGGGAATTTAATGAAAGAGAACCAAATCTTGATGAAATCAAGGATATAGAAAAAATGGAAGACAAATACTTCCATCGTGATGACACATAATCACACACACAATCAATAATAATTTTAATAACTAATTTTTTAAAAACATGAAATCAACTTCAAGTAAAGTAACTGTTGCTCCAGATGAGCAAGGTAACGCAATCAGAGTATCTAAAAATAATCCTGAATATGGACACGTAAGAATAGTTCAAAACTCAGTACAATTTAATGCACAAGGTTGGGTAAATAAAAAACAATTAAGTACTTTAATACATGGTACTGTAGAAGATCTTAATGATCTAGAATTCAAAGCTAATATGGAATTAGATGGTAATATAATTGTAAGAGAACAATTAACAGCATTTAATACTAATGACTCTGAAAGAGACCTTAAAATAGCTGGTGAAACTGGTATAGTATGTAAAGGTGTAGATCAAGAAACAGGTGAAGTAAAAGATATTTACAGAAAAAGTTTCTATGATCCAACAGGATTACAAAAATCTGTTTCTATTCCACATATTAATGGTGATGAAATTAGAGAAGCTAATGGTACTGAAACTACAAGCAAGAAGAAAACTTTATCTCAATCTCAACTGAATGACATCTTAGATAAAAATAAGAAGTCAAAGAAAGAAGAGGTAGTTGAGGAAATTAAAGAAGAAGAAGAAGTAGTAATGGAAGATGAAACTTTTGAATTATAAGACTGATCAACTTTGACTGATCACATCTAGTAGTAATACTAGTTTAAATTTTTTATTGTTGAGAAGGGTCCGAATGGGCCCTTTTCTCTTTTATAAACTCATTTAATAATTAAAACAATGCTTAGTGAAAAACAAATACAAAAACTCAAACCTACTTTAGATAAATTTGAAGATGAAAGAAAAATAGCTAGATATACATATCTTGGAATGCTTTCTGAATATCAATTATATTTAAAAGAATCAAGACAAAAAATAGTATATTCTAAACTTAACCCAAAGCAACATTTTTTATTTAAAAGAATATTACATGGATTAAGAATGTATAAATCTAGTGAAATATCTGAAATGCATTGGGACAAGAAAAGAAGAATAACTAAAGTTTGGAAACGTGGTCAAAACACAATAAATGAACTTAAACAATATGTTGCATTTCAACAAGTTAAGCCAATATTTCGTATATTTGCTAAATCAGAACTTGGTAGAGAAATATATGAGATGCCTTTTGAATATATTCCTGATTATAAAAATAAAATGACTCTTCAGGAATTAGGTATAAACTATGAAGATGTAATTTTAAAGTTTATGGGTAAAGGTTTATTACCAACAAATTATTTAAGTGTAAGATGAGACAAAAATCAAAGAAGATGCAGAAACTTGATGCAAAGTATAGTAAACTAAGGCTGACATTCCTTAGTAAATATCCTATGTGTCAAGCTGCACTTCCTAGATGCACTCACAGATCAACAGATGTACATCATAAAAAAGGTAGAGGAATTTATCACAATGATGTAAGTACCTGGTTATCAGTATGTAGAACATGTCACAATTGGATAGAACTTAATCCAATAGAGGCAGAAGAATTAGGATTTTCAATTAAAAGAATATGATAGAATTATTAAAATATTTAGCAAACAATTTAAAACCAGAGCAATTATTAGAGGTTGCACATATAATATCAAAAAATCCTGAGATGATAGATCAGGAAGCATTTCTACACATAGTAAATGAAGTTGACGGACAGGAAATGAGAACTATGGGTGACAGTGAGTTTAAAGAAATGGAAAAAAGATTTAATGAAATAGATCAAGTAAGATTTAATTCAGAAATATATGATCTATTAAAAGATAATGACATAAGTTTAAATTAAATGGAAGTGAAAGAAATATCAAGAGAAGAAGTACAACTTAAGGCTTTATCTAAAGCACTTGAATATGAAAGAGGCACACTAGCAATATCAATGGGTGTTGGTAAAACTAGAATTGCACTATATCATTTAGAAAAACTCTTTGATGCTTTCACAAGAGTTTTAGTTGTTGTTCCAAAATGGTCTGTTAAAGACTCATGGGTCAATGAGATAAATTTAATGGGTAAACAAACTTTATTAAATCACATAGAGTTTACAACATATTTATCATTAAATAAAAAGAAAGCAAATGATTATGATACAGTCTATTTAGATGAATGTCATAGTTTATTAGAAAGTCATGAAGATTTCTTAAATGAATTTAAAGGTAGAATACTAGGTTTAACTGGTACACCACCTAAATCAGGAGAGAAACTTAAAATGGTTAATAGATATTGTCCTGTTAGATACACATTTAGTGTAGATGATGCAGCTGACAGTAACATACTTAATGACTATCAAATTATAGTACATGAATTAGAATTATCTAAAGTAAAGAATGTTAAAAAATCTACTAAAGATGGAAGAACATGGTATACTTCAGAACTAGCTGATTATCAGTACTATACAGGTGCTTTGGGTGATGCTCAAGTACCAAAACAAAGACAATTCTTATCTATTATGCGTATGAAATCCATGATGGACTATCCAACCAAAGAAGAATATGCTAAAGGTTTGATAAGAAATGTTGGTGAGAAATGTATTGTCTTTGCTAATACACAAGCACAAGCTGATAGAATGTGTCAACACAGCTATCATTCTAAAAATATTGCATCAGAAGATAACTTACAGTTATTCAGTGATGGTAGAATAGATAAGCTGTCTTGTGTATTACAATTAAGTGAAGGAGTTACTATACCTAATTTACGTCAAGGTATTATAATGCATGCATATGGTAATGAACGTAAGTCAGCACAAAGAATAGGACGTTTGCTGCGCCTAAATCCAAGTGAGACTGCTACTTGCCATATATTGTGTTATAAAAATACTCAGGATGTAAAATGGGTAAACTCCGCACTATCTACTTTTGATAAAGATAAAATTAAGTATTATAATCCTTTAAAAAATTAAAAAATGAAAAAAATAATTCTATTGGCTTTATTAGCTACAAGTATATGTTTTGCACAAAAACCAAAACATAAAAACAAACATGGTCATAAAGGTAAACACCATAACCATCATGTACACAAACCTAATTATAATTTTTGGTTTGGTATGGCACTGTTAGATGTAATAGGTAATAACAATAGACCTAATCATTATTATAATGACTATGGGTGGAGTGATAATACTGTTATGGAAATGCATTTTAGATATATTCCAAGAAGAGATGAATGGACTTTAGAAAGAAAAAGAAGACATGTACAAGCTTCATACTTTTTAGAGTATGGTAAACCTCGTGTTGTTGCAACATTTGATCATCCTGATTATACTATGCATGATTATAGTGTAATAGTACATAGAGATGGTTATTGGGAATATGATTGTCCTGAATCTTTAAGACGTTATTTTAGTAGAAAAATTAAAAACAACATACAAAGATGGAGATAATTAATTATGTAGTAGTAATAACTGCCGTTAGTCTAGCATTAATGGCAGGTATTGCTATTGGAATATATATTACAACACAAATAAGTGATTGGATAGAAAAACAAATTAAAAAATGATAATATTTAAAAAATTAATTGCCCTTATGATATTAAGTATAATTGCTTTTATTATCTGGCGTTTAGTTAAAAGTAATTTTGAATGAAAAAGATACTATATTATATATTTATTGCACCAATAAAATGGTTATTTTGGGATAATTACTTTACACAATTAAGTATAAATAATTGGAAAAATATTTATAAATACTTTAAAAATGACAGGTAATTATTTTAAATGCTGTATATGTGGTTTTACAACTTATGGTTATGGTAACAACCCTAACCCTATAAAAGAAAAAGGAAAATGTTGTGATGACTGTAATGCAGATCACGTTCTTCCTGTAAGAATAGAGTTATTCAAAATAAAAAAAAAGTATGGGAAAGATGAAAAACATATTCATTCAAATGAAGAATGAAAAATGGGAAGGTACGCCCGCAGAATATTTAAAAAAATTATTAAAAAAACAAGAAAATGCCAAAAAACACTTACTCAAAAAAAATAAATGAATGGGATCTAGATATAGAATATAACTATGTACCAGCTGAACCAGCTACGCATGACTATCCTGGTACAGGATCAACAGTAGAAGTACATGCTGTTTACTTATGGAATGATGAAATTAATACATCAACTGATGAACAAGTTGATATGGCTGATTTCTTTTATGAATTATGTCCTGATGTTATGTATGAAATAGAAAAAGAAATAACAGAGGATCATGAAAATACTTGAAGAGTACACCTTATCCAAAAATGATTGGGAAAGATTACAACGTGCTATTCAAGCTATACAAGAAGACAAAGCATCTGTTACTATTTGGACAAAAAGAAAACATATAAATAGATGGTTACATTTAACCGGTAAAATAGATGCTGTTAATGAAATTATTAATGAACGTCAAAATGAAATGATATGAAAAATAATTTCTTTTCAATATTAAAAAAAGTGGATGGAGAACTTATTCACACTATAAAGGCTAAAGGCACTCTTTATGAAAATTGGATTAAAGAATTACCTGAAGGAACTAAAATAGAAATATTTGCTAGTATATCTACTGAGAATGGAACTGCTGCACAAATTGCAAAGATTCATGCTATGATTAGAGAACTAGCTAATGATATAGGATATAGTTTTGGTGAAATGAAATTACAAGTCAAAAGAAAAGCAGGACTATGTATAAACAAAGGAGGATCAGAATATTGTAAATCTTTTGCTAAATGTAGTAAACAAGAGTTAAATCTTGTAATTCAAGAATTAATTGAAATGGGAGACTTTACTGGTATAAATCTTAGATAATGGAAAATTTTAAAATAAATAATAAATTAAATATAAAGAAATTAAGATCTGATTTTAAAAAGAACAAAACAGTGATTATTGAAAATTTTTTAGATAGAAGATCTGCAGATAAGTTATATAACTTTTTAGCATTTGAAATGCCAGAAGATTGGTGGTATACTTCTTATTGCATACAATCATTATCTGGAGATAATATGAAAGTAATTAGAAAATTACCAAAAAATGATAATAAAATAAATAATTTATATATGCATGCATATAAAGATTTTGGTGAAGAATTATTTACATATATATTTGATAGAAGTATAAATCATGCAGAAAATTGTAATTGTTTAGAATGTGAATATAAAGAATTCTTAAAAAGTGATAATTTTAAGAAATTCATAAAAGATATTACAAAAATAGACATGTCAATGTCTGGAGAAGTATTTTGTAGTAGATATACATCAGGACAATTTTTATCTCCTCATCATGATATAGATAAAGGAACTATAAACTTTGTATATAGTTTATCTAAAAATTGGAAACCACAATATGGAGGCAATTTATATTTATTAGAAGATGATTGGAGAACAATAAAAAAAGTAGTTCTATCATCTTATAATAGATTAGCATTAACATTAATGAATTTACCTGAAGAAAATAGAATAGGAATTCCTCATTTTGTTTCTCCAGTATCTATTGGTGTTAAAAAACCTAGATTATCAATAACAGGTTGGGTGTCTTAAGATTTATCTTTTTTTAATCTTAATTCTCCCGGCTTGTCTTTTGTAATTTTAGATTTTACCTCTTGAGCTTTTTTTGCAAATTCTTCAGTAGCACCATCTATTCCAGCTATCATAGTGGAAATAGTTTCATCAATTTTTTGATCTGTTTCTACTGCTTTACCTTGTTGAGCAGCTTGCCAATGAAGTTCAGAGAGTAGTGACATAATACACCATATAGCTCTATCCGTATCATTAACTTGTTCTGGTTCAAGATCTTCAAAGTTAGTTTTTACTTTAGACATTGATGCTATAATTTGACTTGCATTTAATGGTTCCATTAAATAATATAAAACACCTTCAATTGCTTTTCTAAAACTACCTGATATAGGTACGTTTACAATAGCATCTGCAGGAATTGTAACAACATTTCCTTCTTTAAGTTGTTTAAGTTTATCTACTGCTTTATCTCTTTGCTCTTGTGTAATAGGATCAGCATGTAGTTTTTTTTCTTCAGTTTCTTTAGTGGTTGTTTTTTTCTTTTTAGCCATTATAAATAGTATTTAATTATACATAAAGATACAATAAATTTAGTATCTTTACAAACCTTAAATAAATCAATATGTTTCAAGAAGATATTTTAAAAATGACTAATGAGATTCAAAAGTTTAAAAACAGATTTGAATCAAAGTATGAAAAAAATATTAGTATACTTATAAGTGATAAATCAAACATCGTTGTAGATGTTAAAAAATGGGAAGATGAAATTCAAGCAATGAAATCAGCTCATCAAATTAAAACAATAGAAATACTTGAAAAATTAGTATTAGGTACAATGCGTACATTATATCCAGAATATAAAGGATGGAGAACTCTTGGAAAAGAGTGTAGAAAAAGAGAATTTGTAATATTTAAACAACTCTTTTGCTTTATGTGTAATAAAATGGGTTTTACATTACAATACACAGGGGCACATATTAATAAACATCATGCAAGTGTAATACATAGTATTAAACAGATAGAAGGTTTATTAGAAATAAATGATAAACAAATTTGTGAGGCATATGATGAATTAAAAAAAAATATTAAAAATTATGTTAGAACTATTCCAGAAAATATTAAAAGACAAGCTTACACCGAACCAATTACTTCTCTTATATGGGATAAAGAATAGTATTTCTTTTCCTATACAAGACAAACAATATGATGCAGGAGCATTAATTAAATTAGGTTTAATAGCATATAAAGAAGGACCAATGTATTCATTGACACCAAAAGGTACAAGAATTTGTGCTAAATATGATCAATATTTTAGAGTTGCTAAAAAAAGAACTAGTAGACAATTATTAGGTGAAGGTTATGTAGAAATGCTTAAAGTATATAGAGAAGCGTTTCCTGCAGGTAAATTACCAAGTGGTAAACCAGGTAGACAAAATGTTAAGACATTAGAAAATGCATTTAGATGGTTCTTTGATACTTATGATTATACATGGGATGAAGTTGCACATGCAACAGTTATGTATGTCAATGAATATAAAGATAAAGACTATATGTATATGAAAACAAGTCAATATTTTATATGTAAATCAGATAAAAATAAAGTAAAAATTTCAGAATTAGCTGACTACTGTGATATGATCCGTGATGGTGTAAAAACTGATAATAATGATCATTTTAAAGAAAAAGTAGTATGAGTCAAATTAAACAAGAATGGGATGGACAATATCATGCTTTTAATGAAGCACTGAAATATATGCTTGCTAGGCAGAGTGGTAAAGAGAAATCTATACAAACTCCATGGCCTAAATTTAATGATGCTATAACAGAAGGATTAGAATGGAATACTCTTACAGTAATAGGGGGAAGACCAGGGTCGGGTAAGACTTTGATAAAAGACCAGATTATTAGAGAGTCTTTCATTCTTAATCCAGCTGAAGACTTTAGAGTTTTAGAATTTAGTTTTGAAATGGTAGGTAGAACTACAGCATTAAGAGAATTTTCATCTATTACAGGTAAAACATATAAAGAATTATGTAGTGCAGGAACTGTATTAGATAAAGAAACATTTGATAAATGTCATGCTTATTCTAAAAATAGAATTAAAAGTCCTGTAGATCAAATAACTACACCAATGACTGTAAATCAAATGAGAGATCAAGTTGATATTTACATGAATATGCATAAAGGTAAAAAAACTATTATAACTCTTGATCATAGTATTTTAGTAAAGAGAGCACCGTATCAAAATAACAGATTAGATATGTTATTTGAATTAGGTGAGTTTTTTACTCAATGTAAAAGAGACTATCCTTGTTTGTTTATATGTTTATCACAATTAAATAGAAATATAGATAATCCAGACAGAGCAGTTAATGGTAAGTATGGTAACTATGTATTAGAATCAGATATATTTGGTTCAGATGCTATGTTACAACATGCTGATACTTTAATAGGTATTAACCGACCTGCTAAACAAAAGATTAGATTCTATGGACCTGATAGATATATAATAGAGGATGATAGAACTCTTGTGTTACATTTCTTAAAAGCAAGGAATGGTGATACACGTATGAGTTTCTTTAAAGCAGCATTTGAAAGAATGGAAATACATGAGATGGATACACCACCTCAAGAACAAAGAAGATAATTATATGACACCACAAGAACGTAAAGCAAAAGTACAAGAATTAAGAAAAGAGCATGAAGATTATTTCCAAACAATTGGAACTATTAATGCTCTATATATACCAAAAATGGCATATAGACCATCAGGTAAAGATGAGTTACATGTATCTTTCTTTCCAAGTGAATTACAAAAGGGTAGAGATATCTACACAGAATTTGTTAGTATTGAGTATGATTCAGAAGATCCTAAAAGAACATTGTATTTATTAAAACACAATGCTCATTGGGCTGAAGAATATGAAACAGTAACAAGTAGTTCAGGATTTGAAAGACATATTGTACCTGTATCTGAATTAAAAGTAATGAATGATGTTACTGATAGAAATTCACCTATTAAGGAACCAGA